TTTAAATCTTCTGACAATAGAGCTAGGATAGTAATAGCTGACAATGATACAAATACTTATATAATCTCCGAAGATAGTAAAATGAGCTTAGGTTCAGCTGCTAGCTTAAACGCAGGGAATTTAACAATTGACTCAGCAGGTAACGTTGGTATAGGAACGACTAGCCCTAGTAGTAAGTTAGAGGTAGCAGGGACAATAAATCAAACTGTATTAGAAGGTGCACCAAGCGATAACCTAAACAATATACTAAGTACAAGGTATTTTAGCTCACATACAGCAACTACAAATGCTCCTTCAGGAATAACTGCATTCGGAATGGGACTATCTATTAATTACGGAAGTAATGCCAGTATGCAACTTATGAGTAATAGAGGGAATACAACTCCACTCTCTATGCGAAAATTTTCCAATGGAACTTGGAATGGTTGGATTGACATACTAGATTCAAATAAAATTAGTGATGCAGATATTACATCTTGGGATAGTGGGATTACTCGCTGGAATGGAACATCAGGAACCAGTAATAATTGGAATAATATTGATGAGAATAGTTTTATAACAGGTCACACCTCAACACTGAACTACCCTCCTGAACTTAGTCAGAGCTTCCTATCAGGAATTGCTACAATGTATAGCTCAGAGAATGGTTGGCAGGTAGCGAGTAACAGAAGTAGCGTACAAGGTGTATACTTTAGAAAGGTTACAAATGGAACTTGGTCTTCTTGGAATAAATTTATTGATAGTCGAGATATATATGTTGATGTATCGAATGGTAATATTGGAATTGGGACTACTAGTCCTGTCTCCAAGTTACAAGTACAGGGCGATATTAGAACAAACACTCAGGTCATAGTTACGGGTGCAGGAAATATAGATAATTCCTCAAATAACTTAGATTTAAACGCGGTAAATAATTTATTATTTTCAATTGGTGGTTCTGAAAAAATGAGGATTCTAGCTAACGGCAACGTAGGAATAGGCACGACTACTCCTAGTGAGAAGTTAGAGGTAAGTGGATCAAGATCAAAATTTAACGGTATTTTAGTTGGGGAAAATAGGACTGATATACAGTTCGAGGGTGACGGTAATCTTACCGTAGGCAACAACGACTGGTTAATTTTAAAAGAGGGGGGTCAAGAAGTTATGAGAGCTGGGGGCTCTTCTAAAAATGTAGGTATCGGGACAACTAGTCCTGATAATAAACTACACCTATACAGTAACAACTCAAGCGCCGACGCTCTATTAAAGTTAGAACAAGACGGGACAGGAGATGCATCTATAGACTTCCTGCTAACCTCAACTAACTTATTTAGAATAGGAGTAGACCATTCTAATAACGATGCTCTTACGTTTGCAGCAGGAAGCTTTGGAACTGGACTAGACTACATGGTTATCAGATCAGGCAACGTAGGTATAGGAACAACTTCACCAAATAAAAAACTTCACGTAAATTCAGGTGCAATAAACGAGGCGGCTAGATTTGAGTCTACAGATGTAGGCGCTTTTATTGAATTTAAAGACAGTGGTACAACAGACTTGCCTATAATTGGAGCTGTTGGTAATAATTTTGACATACGTACAGGAGGCTCTACTAGTGTTAGGGTAACAAGCGCCGGAAACGTAGGTATTGGAACAGATAGTCCTGCTGGAATGTTGGATGTAAATGGAAGTATCTTTCTTTCAGATGGAGGATCGAATAAAGGCTCAGTTAGAGTTTTGACGGCTTATACTGGAGCGTATTATAATAATGCAGGCACTTTAGGTATTTGGCAAGTTAATACTTTGGACGCTGTAAACTTTAGGAGTAATTCAGACTTAGTTATAAATTATGATAACAATGGTTTCAATCCGTCTTCGCATTTTGCGGTGACTCAGGACGGGGTGGAGCAGCTGTATGTTGAGGGAACGACAGGCAACGTAGGTATTGGAACTACTAGTCCTAGTGAAAAGCTAGAGGTTGACGGTCAAGTGCTATCTGATGGGTATAGACTTGCCGCAATGCAAACGGCACCTGCAGCTAGAAATTCAGCTGGAACACTAGGAGAAATAGTAATAGACGGAAATCACATATATGTTTGTTATGCTACAGACTCTTGGAGTAGAGTAGCTTTAGACATATCATGGTAATATAAACACAAATACAAACAAAAACAAAAACAAATGATTACTTACAATTGGAATTGCAAAACAGTAGACGTACACCCTCAAGAAGAAGGTGAAACAGACGTAGTATATAATGTACATTGGATAGTTACAGGAACTTCAGACAAATTAGATCCTGAAGGAAATCCTTATTCAACTACAAATATTGGAACACAAATGGTACCACTAGACCCAGGAACTCCATTTATACCCTTTGAAGATTTAACAAATGAAATAGTTGTTGAGTGGACCCAAGATGCTATGGGTGAAGAACAAGTTACAGCTATTGAAACAAATATTTCTTCAAGTATAGAACTATTAATAAACCCAGTTAGTATTACACTTACTATTGGAGAACCTATACCACCAACAGATTAAATTAAAATTATTTTAAAATTTATTAAAAATTATGTGGTGTACTAAATTAGATTTTGTATATTAAATATAATATCCAATATTTATAGGCCGTTAATACCCTTAACATAAACATTATCACTAATTAGTTGATTAATGTTTAAATAACGGAAAAAACGTGTTAATGTATATTAAATATAATAAAAATTTAAATTATAAATTAAAAAAACAAGTATTATGAGCAAAGTAATCAAATTAGAAGAAAAAGAATTAGAAATTCTTAGAGAGTACCAAAGTAAACAAAACAATATTACTTTTGAATTAGGTAATGTAGATATTCAAAAAGCTATTCTTGAGGGTCAAAGAAGTCAAATTTTAGAAGGCTTAGCTAATTTACAAGAAGAATCTAACAAAACTGGTAAAGAACTACAAGAAAAATATGGGGATGGAAATATTGATTTAAAAACCGGAGAATTTACTATAGTAGAGTAATTTTTGAAAAAAGTTTTAATATTTATAATAAAACAGTATTAAAATAACAAAAATAAAATGGCAGAAACATTAATATCTCCAGGTGTATTAGCAAGAGAAAACGATCAATCATTTGTTACCTCACGACCAGTTGAAAGAGGAGCGGCAATCATAGGACCTGCTGTGTTGGGTCCGGTTGAAAAACCTACACTAATTAGTTCATTTAGTTCTTATCAAGCAATTTTTGGTGGCGCATTAGAAAGTGGATCAGGTGAGTTTACTTACCTTACTTCAATTGCAGCAAACCAATACTTCCAAAATGGAGGTAATTCTTTACTAGTAACCAGAGTAACATCAGGATCATTTACTTCAGCAACAAGTTCAGCTATTCAAGGAGAAGTAGGAAATAATGCTTTTACTTTAGAAACAATTTCTGAAGGAGAAATAATGAATACAGGAACTACTTTAATTTCAAATGGTGCTCTAGCATCAGGCTCTGCAGATAATGTTAGATGGGAAATAGCATCATCTAATTCAGCATCTGGTGCATTTAGTTTATTAATAAGAAGAGGTAATGATACTAATAATAATAAAGTAATATTAGAATCTTATAATAACATTTCATTAGACCCATTTGCTTCAAATTATATTTCAAGAGCAATTGGTGATGTTTCTTCTAATGTAGTAACAGAAGGAGCAGATACATTTTTACAAGAAAGTGGTTCTTTCCCTAATATATCTAATTATGTAAGAGTAAAATCAGTTAACACACCAACACCACGTTACTTTAATAATGATGGGTCAGCAAAAGCTCAGTTTACAGGTAGTATACCACAAGTTGGTTCTGGTTCATTTGAAGGGGCTTTAGGTTCTAATATACCAACTGGTAGAGTTGCTAATTTTTACCAAAATATTGATGCTACTGACACACAAGGATTAATAGGATCTGATTATGACACTGCAATAGCATTGTTAGCTAACCAAGATGATTATCAATTTAATGTAATATCAACTCCTGGTTTAACTAAAAAAGATCATTCTAGTCAAGTTACTAGTGTAATGAATAATTCTATTTCACGTGGTGATAATATCGCTGTAATAGATTTAGTTGGTTATAACCAACCTATTAATACTGTAACAATACAAGCAGGTGGAATTGATAATAGCTATACAGCTACATATTGGCCTTGGTTACAAACAATTGATCCTAATTCAGGACAATTAGTTTTCATACCAGCATCAACCTTTATACCAGGTGTATATGCCTTTACAGACGCTTCAAGTGATCCATGGTTCGCACCAGCAGGTATTACTAGAGGTGGAATGGGTCAAGTTGTTAGAGCTGAAAGAAAATTAACTTCTACAAATAGAGATACTTTATATGAAGCAAATGTAAACCCAATTGCAACATTCCCATCACAAGGAGTTGTAGTATTTGGTCAGAAAACATTACAAAAAGCTGCTTCAGCATTAGATAGAGTAAATGTACGTAGATTGTTAATTACACTTAAGAGTTTTATATCTCAAATTGCAGATAATTTAGTATTTGAACAAAATACAATTGCAACAAGACAGAATTTCTTAACACAAGTAAATCCATATTTAGAAAGTGTTCAACAGAGACAAGGATTATATGCTTTTAAAGTAGTAATGGATGAAAGTAATAACTCACCAGATGTTATAGATAGAAATGAGTTAGTAGGACAAATTTTCTTACAACCAACTAGAACAGCTGAATTTATATTACTAGATTTTAATGTATTACCAACTGGAGCAACATTTCCATCGTAAAAACTAAAAAGATAAATATTTATAATAAAATAAGAAAATAAAATGGCAGTATTAAACCCAAACGAAATATTTTTCACAGCATTTGAACCAAAACAAAAGAATAGATTTATTTGTTTTGTAGATGGATTTCCCGCTTACATCATGAAAGCGGTAGGAGCTGTAACTATAGAACAAGGAACAGTACCTTTAAATCATATCAATGTTGAAAGATATGTAAAAGGTAAAACTAAATGGGGCACAATTGAATTTACATTATTTGATCCAATTACTCCCTCTGGTGCACAAGCAGTAATGGAATGGGTTAGATTACACCATGAATCAGTAACTGGTAGAGATGGATATAGTGATTTCTATAAAAAAGATTTAACTATTAATGTATTAGGACCAGTAGGTGATATTGTTTCAGAATGGATTATCAAAGGAGCAATGATTACAAATGCTTCGTTTGGAGATTATGGTTGGGACCAAGAAAACGCTGCTCAAACAATTACAATGACTGTACAACCAGATTACTGTGTATTAAATTTCTAAAAAACAATTACA